GCAGTATATAATCCTGGATTTATGGACGACGATGCCGGTGCCCGCGGTGTTGTTGAAATATTAGATAGTGTTATGCCACTCCATACAGCAAGTAACTCAGTTACCATTCCTGATCACGGTAACGTAGCTACTTATAATTCAAGCACTTGGTTAGGTAATGATAAAGGACTACAGACATTGCAGTATACACCAAGTTCATTTACAGGTAACTTACAAGTAGAAGGTGCTGTTGACGATTCAGGTCAGTGGTATGATGTTGAATCTACAGTAACATTATCTTCCACATCAACTACAGGCTATATAAATATCAATGGATTTCATCCTTACTTAAGATTAAACATTGAAGAAACATCTGGTAATATAACAGATGTAAAAATTAGATAGGCACTGCTTGAATAAAATTAAAAAAATCGTCGGCTTTGGCGATAGCTGGACATACGGTGACGAGCTTTTAGATCCTGAATTACTTAAACAAGATAAAGACGCACATACATCCTGGCATCAAAACAATGACTACCGAACAGCTAACTGTTTTTTAGGACACCTAGGTCGTCACTATGACGTTCCTGTTGAAAATTACGGAGTACCAGGTGGTAGCTTACAGAGTGCCCAATGGACTTTTCTTTGGTGGCTTAGACAAGAACCAAATCCTGAGCAGTGCTTAGTATTGCACGGTACAACAGACAACGATCGTTTTACTTTCTACGACCCAAATCATATACACCACGGTGAGGATCCAGCGTGGAATAAGTTTGTACATTCAACCTGGATAGAGTATGGTAGTAGTACTATTCCTGAGCATTTTCGAGAAATAGGTAAAGCATTAATAGCGTACAGTGTCTGCGATGAACTTAACGAATATAATTATGAACAAGCACTTGGTCTATTTGATGGCAAGAGTGCCAGACTAAACATTCCAATGCTACAGTTTCATATTATGCCACCACTAGCACCTGTAGATGTTCCTACATTGATATGGCCTGAGCGTAATTACTGTCATTGGATAGTAAATCATCCTGAAAGAAAAACACTAACAGCACCATTGGGCCATCCAAATGAAATTGGTCACAAAAAGATATCAAAACATTTGATTCCGGAGATAGATTCTGTTATACTAACTTGATGTTAGATATAACGACAATACTTCCTGCAAAACATAAAAGAACTGCCTCAGGTTGGGTAAGTTTTAATGCTGTCTGTTGCACACATAATGGCGAGAATCAGGACAAAAGACAGCGTGGCGGTGTTAAGCAAAATGGTGATGATTGGTCATACCACTGTTTCAACTGTGGATACAAAGCAAGTTTTAAGCTAGGTCGTACATTAAGTTATAAAGCACGTAAGCTATTAGGCTGGATGGGATTAGATCAAAATACAATATCAGGTATAAACCTAGAAAGTCTAAAACACAAGGACTTAGCAGAGCTAGTTGAGTCAAGACAGAGAGTTGAAGTTAGTGTAAACTTTGATCATAAACAGCTACCTGAAGAACTACGTTTATTAAAAACATCAGATGCGGAGTTCATTGAATACTTGCGAGGCAGAGGAATAGATTGGGAAGATTATCCTTATATGATAAGCCCAGAAGAGAACGGACGTAATGCAAAACGTATTGTTGTACCTTACACTTACGAAGGAGATGTAGTAGGTTGGTCAGCACGTTACTTAGATAACCGTAGTCCAAAGTTTATTAATGAACAACAGCCAGGGTATGTATTTGGTATAGACCTACAACAGGAACATTGGACACAGTTGATTATTGTAGAAGGATTATTTGATGCACTCAGTGTAAATGGTGTAGCAGTGTTACACAATACGATTAGTGACAAACAAGCTCAAATAATTAGAAAACAACACAAACAAATAACAGTGGTACCTGATCAGGATGAAGCAGGGCTTCGCTTAATTGATCGTGCTGTTGAGCTGGGCTGGGCAGTAAGTATTCCAAACTGGCCTGATCATATTAAAGATGTCAATGACGCTGTAAAACATTACGGCAGATTAGGTACATTGATAACTATTATGAATAGTAGAGAAACTAGTAAAATTAAAATTGAATTGGCTAAACGTCGACTTGTTAAAAGGGTGAAATAGAGTTATAATAAACTATGGCTAACACAACAAAAGAATATACATTAGAAATGCAAAAACTGTTCTTGGAGATGATGCTTCAGGACGCCCAAAGTTATATACGTGTTCAGAACATATATAATCCAGAAAACTTTGATCGTAGTTTACAGAGTGTAGCTGAGTTTATTAAAGAGCACGTAGACAACCATAAGAGCATTCCTACATTAGAACAGGTACAGGCAGTGACAAGTCAAAAACTGCAAACAGTTCCGGATCTGAATGAAGAACATTATGATTGGTTCTTTGAAGAGTTTGAAGGCTTTACTAGACGACAAGAATTAGAACGTGCTATTCTTAAGTCAGCAGACATGTTAGAAAAAGGTAATTACAATCCTGTAGAAAAATTAATTAAAGACGCAGTGCAAATTAGTTTAACTAAAGACATGGGTACAGATTACTTTGATGATCCTAGAACTAGATTAGAATTACTTAAGAGCAAGAATGGCCAGGTATCAACAGGCTGGCCAATGTTAGATAAAACACTGTATGGTGGATTTAACAGAGGTGAGCTTAATATATTTGCTGGAGGTTCAGGTTCGGGTAAGAGTTTGGTTATGCAGAACTTAGCGGTGAACTGGAGTCAGCAAGGACTAAATGGTGTGTACATTACATTAGAGTTAAGTGAAGGACTGTGTGCTATGCGTATTGACAGTATGATGACTAATACAGCAAGCAATCAGATCTTTAAGAACTTAGATGATGTTGAAATGAAAGTCAAACTAGTTGGTAAGAAGTCAGGCAAGTTACAGATTAAATATTTGCCAGCACAATCAAATGTTAATGACATTAGAGCGTACTTAAAAGAGTTAGAAGTACAAACAAAAACTAAAATATCCTGGTTATGTATTGATTACTTAGATTTGATTATGCCTGTGAGTGCTAAGGTAAGCCCAAATGATTTATTTGTTAAAGACAAGTATGTATCAGAAGAACTACGTAACTTAGCAAAAGAACTAGATATTATATTTGTGACGGCCTCACAGTTAAATCGTGGAGCAGTAGAAGAAGTAGAATTTGATCACAGCCATATTGCAGGAGGTATTAGTAAGATTAATACTGCTGATAACGTGTTTGGTATATTTACAAGTCGTGCAATGCGAGAAAGAGGAAGATATCAGATTCAATGTATGAAAACTAGGTCAAGCTCAGGTGTAGGTAGTAAAGTTGACTTAGAATTTAACTTAGAAAGTTTAAGAATCACCGATCTAGGTGAAGAAGAACAGTCATCGGGTTATTCACAGCAAGCACCAAGTGACTTAATGAAGTCAATTAAAACTACTACTACGGTAGGAGAAAAGCCATTAGACGAACCTACAGGTGATCAACCAAAGGTCACAGGCGAAGTGCAGAGTAATAAACTAAAACAAATGCTCAATCAGATTAAATCTCAATAATGTGTTTCTTTAAGATACGATAAATACTATCACTAACGGAAACCTAACTTATGCAACGTAAAACAAAAAGTATTTTAGATGAATTGAGCTCAATGCACATTAGCAAGGACAAAAATCACTTAGTTGAGAGTCGTGCTAATAACATTATCCAATCAGCAATTAATATCTTTGAACAAATAGATAGTCTTTATACTCGTGAAGCGGCAGAAGATTTACAGCGTAAGTTTGTTAACGCAATTAAATCAAGAGACCCTAAAAAGTTTGCTCGTTCAGTGAGACGTAAAGATGAAGATTAATGAAATAATTCAAGAAGGGCCGTTCGACGGCGTCAAACAACTTGCCACAGACTATAAAGTTCATCAGATGGGCGAGAAAGCTGTCAAGTTATGGAAAAAGCACCTAAACAGGTTAGAAGCAAAAAACAATTATGAGCCTCTTACTTCAGCACAGCTTGAACAAAATTTCCTTGCTTGGGTAGACAGTACTCTGTTAGGAAAGTATAGTATATCAAGTGTTTCTAATGATTTTAAACAGACGATTAATGCGTATAAGACAAAAGTTGGGCAAAAGCCTAGAGACAACATATTATTAAAACAAGCACTTTCGACTATCATTGACGGCTCACGTAAGTTAGGATTAGCAACAACAGATGCGTCAGCAGGTGGCGTACCAACAGCAAAAGATTGTACAGTAACTACAGCAAACAATAAATTAACTGTTTGCGGAACAGAGATTAATCCAGTTACAGATAAAGAAACTTTTGACAAGCTAAACAAATTATTATCGCAACAAGGAAAAGCCTAATGGAATTATTCGAAGGCGGGAATGTATTCAAAGGCGAGGATGGTAATCCACTAACACAAAGAATTAATCTTGTTGATGTTAAACCTACTGTCCAGTACTTAGAACAACTATCTGGCTTGCCTTTATTAGATAATATGTTAGGCTCAACAGGCAAGAAACCTACATCCGGTGATTTAGACCTAGCAGTTGATGCTAGCAAGCACACCAAAGATCAATTATATAACACACTAAAATCAAAAGGTATAGAAGTTACTGACCTGGCTAAGTCCGGGGATTCAGTACACTATAAATGTCCAATCAGCGGCGACCCAATGAAAGGATATGTGCAAGTTGACTTTATGTTTGGTGATCCTAAATGGCAACAGTTTGCGTTAAACGCTTCACCAGATTCAGAATTCAAAGGTGTGCATCGTGCTGTTTTACTAGCCAGTATTGCTAAAGCAAGAGGCATGAAATGGTCATACAAGTTTGGACTAGTATCAAGAGAAACAAATAAAGTTATATCAGCTGATCCAGACGAAATTGCAAAAATACTAATAGGTGGAGTACGCAAAGACCTAGCAAGTGTGGAATCAATTATAGCACAAGCAAGAAAAAACAACGACTACGAACAACTAGTAGGTGATGCAAGAGAATACTTTGCTAGGGATGGATTGCAATTTGAGGCAACTGAAGTTAGTTTAATTGCTAGAACAAGAGATAGAATAGTTAACCTTGGCATGCAAGTTATTACAGAAGCGGCTAGGATAGAACATCCTGAAGATATGATATTTGATGCAGGAGGAAAAGGTGCGTTGCGTGCAGTTAATCAACTCAAACAGCTACCAGCAACAGCTAAAGATATTACAATTAAATGGGACGGCAAGCCAGCAATTATATTTGGGCGTGATCAAGATGGGCGTTTTGTATTAACAGACAAATCAGGCTTTACTGCAAAAGGTTATAATGGTTTAGCTACAAGTCCAGAACAATTAGAAAAAGTTATGAACATGCGTGGTGGTGATCGTACAGAATTAATTAACATGTACAAATCATTATGGGCTCCGTTAGAGGCACAAACACCAAAAGGCATGACAGGTTATCTTAAGGGTGACTTACTATACACTGGTACTCCGGGAAAGCAAGGTAGTAAATATGTGTTTACTCCAAACACTGTAACATATTCAGTTGATGCTGACACTGATTTAGGTAAACAGATTGGAACTAGTAAAGCAGGAGTTGCTATACACACACGTTTAACTGATCCACAAGATGCCGGAACTCCATTCTACGACGTAGAGCAACTACCAACAGGACCTGTATTATTCGTAGGTCCTAAAATGAAAGATACGCCTACGGTAGACATACCAACAGATAGATTAGAACAAATTGAAAAAACAGTTAAAGCTAGTCAAAGTGCTATAGATACTTTCTTTTCACCTAACAACTTGCGTGAGATACAGATGGCAAACTTGCCGGCGTTAATGAAACAATATGCTAACTTTAAAGTTAGAGAAGGCAACTTTGATAACATGGCTGAGAACTTTTTAGCCTGGGCAACAACTAAAGTAAGTGCTCCTAAAGCACAGAGACTAGAACAATATATTAACAACAACATGAAGATTGTTGATTTGGTATTTAAAATATTCAAAGCTATTGCAGTTATTAAAACACAGATAGTTAGATCGTTAGATCAACAAGGTGGCGGTATATCAGCTACTATTGACGGTGAAAGCGGTCACGAAGGATACGTGGCAGGCGGACTTAAATATGTTGATAGACTACGTTTTTCAAAATCAAACTTTGCAAAGAATGTGTAATGGAATTTATTAAAGACATTATCGAATCAAGAATGTATCGTAGACTTAATCAAGTCAAAGGTGCAGACGTAGCAACATTAGCCGCATTGGTATTTGATCATTTAATGATGTTAAGAGTGTTATACTATATAAACAAACCTAAAGCTGTTAAGTATGCCAAAGAAACAATTAAGCAACAAAACTTCAGTGGTTTTAGACAATCAATGCCAGATCTATACAACTTTCTAACTCTAGTGATACAACAAAGACAATATGCTGACAAACTATTTAATGACTGGGAAGTTCAGATTCCGGAACTACGAATAAAACGTATTCTTAGAGATCTAGCAGATGGCACAATCGACGAAGCGGACTTTAATCAATTGTTAATGCTTTTACAACGACGTATTAAAGGACTAACATCCGATCAAATGTGGCTACGTAGATTAGTACAAGATTGGCATAAGCGTATTTCAAAAATGGATCGTAAACAAGCAATCACTCGTATATTGCAAACAGTTAGGCGTCCTATTAATTCAGACTTGTATATGCTCTTACAGAGTTCCACAAACGTTACTCCGACGAATTCCTAATGGCTAATTGGGCCTACGTAATATTTGCATGTGCTATGATAAATGGTGAACCGCAATGCGATTCAGAACCCGTAACTATGGTCGACAACTTTACGTCTGAAACAGCGTGTGTAGTCTTTGCAGTGATGTCTACAACAATGGTCAATAATGATATGACTCAAAAGGGTATCACAGACACCTGGGCAGTACCATCAACATGCCAAATTGTAGCCGGAGAGGCTGATAAATTCTTTATATATTAAATAAACTGTACTTAAAATAGTTGTCTTTTGGACTAAATAAGTGTAGGGAAGAAACAAAGTCCCACAAACTAAGGAGAAATTATTATGGCAGTTTTAGCAGGTAAAGGAACAGTTAACACATCACAAGGCGTAGGTCCAAAAACTTACGTATACGCAGTTGCAACAGGTACACTTACAGTATCAGAAGCATGTGACGCAATCACTACAACTTACTTCGGTACAATCGCGGCAGTTGAAGGTGTTGCAGACGGTAATCACGTTATGGTTCTAGGTGGACCAGGTGGTGCTGAAGCAGTTTCAGGTATT